GTTGGCGTCGGGTGAGGCGCGCGAGCAACTCGCCCAACTGGCAGACGAGTTACCTGTTCGTCTCGAGATGGAGTTGCCGCCCGCCGAGTTGCTGCGGTCGATCGTGGTCGACCGACCGTTCGAGGGGCGGACGACGCGCGGCTGGTGGACCAAGGTGGCTGACACCGAGAAGAGCGGCTACGCTCGCGCCGTGCAGCAGGGCTTGGTGCAGGGCGAGACCGTGCCGCAGATCGTCGGCCGGATCACCGGGCGCAAAGGGGTGACGCAGTTGGCGGAGCGCCAGGCGACGGCGGTGGTGCGAACGGCGGTCAACCACACGTCCGGACACGCGCGTGACGCCACCTACCGCGCCAACGCCGACCTGCTGCGCGGGGTGCAGATCGTCGCCACGCTGGATAGTCGTACGACGCCGATCTGCTGGTCGATGGACGGCAAGGTGTTCCCGGTCGGCGAAGGGCCGCGGCCGCCGTTCCACTACAACTGTCGCACGACGACCGTGCCGCTGGTGAAGGGGTTCGAGGAGCTCGACGTCGACGCCCAGCGTGTGCCGGCGGCGTCGCGGGCCAGTTGGCGCGGTCAGGTGCCAGCCCGCCTGTCGTACCCGGAGTGGTTTCTTGGCCAACCCGAATGGTTCCAGGAGAAGGTGCTCGGCCCGCGCCGGTTCGCGCTGTTCCGCGCCGGCCTGGAGGACCTGCGGCAGTTCGTCGACACCCAAGGCCGTCTCTACACACTGGATGAGCTCTACGTGAGATATCCTGAAGCCGCCGCGGCGGCGGCGCACGTGCCGGCGGCGAGTGTGCTGCCGGTGGCTACCGCGGTGGCGCGCCGGGCGCTGCAGGAGCGCTTGGACGCGATCGAGTTGCCGACCGCAGCGCCGGCGACCCCGGCGGAGGTGGCCGAGTTCCGCGCCACGATGGATCGGGTGGGGCGCCTGGTGCAGGCGGCGGGCACGGCAGCGGCGGCGGCAGGGCTGTCGACGTCAGAAACGGCCGACGCGATCCGGGCCTTACAGCAGCGGGTGATGCCATTCATCCGGGCGCTCCGCGCGTTTCTCGCCGGGTTGCCGATCAACACGCTGCGCCTGTTCGCGCGCGAGGCGGGCATCGCGGTATGGCGCACCGCGACCCGCGAGTCCTTGCTGGCGATCCTGACCGAGTTGGACAAGGCCCGCGCGATGACCATCGAACGGGCTGTGGCCCGCCTGACATAGGCGGCGTCACGTGTTGCATCCGGGGCCGTCCGACGGGCACCCCGGCGCACCAAGCGGCGGTGCCGCAGCGCCACCCCCGGGTGTCCGACGGACACCCAGACTCGTCCGCGGCGATGCCGCAGAGAGGTAGGAGCATGGCCCTTCGACCGGTGGACGCGAGCGAGGATGAGATCCCGCAGGAGCTGCGCAGCCTGTATGCCCTCGAGGAGGGCGGCACGCGCTTCCTGCTGCAGGTCGATCCCGCCGAGGGTTTCTCGCTGGAAAACGTCAGCGCTCTGACGGCGGCACTTGGCCGGCTCAAGGAGCAGGCGCGGGTGCAGCAGCAGCAACTGAAGGCGTTCGCGGGTCTCGAGCGGGACCCGGAGACGCTGGCCGCTGAGCTGGACGAACTCACTCGCCTGCGGGGCAGCGCGGGGAAGAGCGAGAGAGAGTTGCGGGAGGAGCACGCGCACGAACTCGAGCAGGTGCGGCAGGTGGCGCGGAGCGAATCGGAGAAGCGACTGGCGCCCCTGCAGTCGGCGCTCACCGCCCGTACGCAGCAACTGCAGCGAGCGCTGGTCGATGCGGCCCTGGAGACGGCGATCCTCGCCGAGGGCGGGGCGCCGAAGCTGCTGGCCGGCCTGCGCTCGTCGATCCGCACCGTTGAGGCCGAAGACGGCTCGTTGCGGACCGAGGTCGTCGACGCCAGCGGCAACCCGCGCGTGGTAGGGCCCGATCTGCGGCCGATGGAGATCCGCGCCTTGGTCCAAGAGGCGAAGGCGGATCCGGAATACGGCCGCGCCTTCCAGGCAACGACTCTGTCGGGCGGCGGGACGCCCGCGGGCACCGGCAGAGGCGCCAACGCCAGCCTGACGGCCGAGCAAGCCGGGGCACTCTCGATGGACGAGTACCGGGCGGCACGGCAGGCGGGGCGGGTGGCATAGACGATAGGAGCAGCACCCCATGAGCAACACGTTTCTGACGCCGCAGGTGGTGGGTCGCGAGGCGTTGATGCTGTTGGAGAACGAGCTGATCGCCGCCCAGTTGTTCCACCGCGGGCACACAGCCGAGTTCACCGGCGCCAAGGTCGGCGATGCCATCACCGTCCGCGCGCCCGCGACGTTCGTCGCCCAGGAGTTCACCTCGACCATCTCGGTGCAGACGGCGACCGAGGCGCCGACGACGATCCAACTCGAGAAGCACTTCGACGTGTCGTTCGGCGTCAGCTCGAAGGAGTGGACGCTGTCGGTGGAGGACTTCAGCCGCCAACTGCTGCAGCCGGCGGTGGCGGCGATCGCGCAGGCGATCGACTACTACATCCTCGGCAAGTACGTCGAGATCCCGTACTACGTCGGCACGGCCGCCGATCCGCCGGACGCGTTGGCCGATCTGGCCGCCATCGACAAGGTGCTCAATGAGCAGAAGGTGCCGATGGGCGGTCGGATCGCGATCCTCAACCCGGCGGCCAAGGCCGACATGCTGAGCATCACCCAGGTGATCCAGGCCGAGCAGCGCGGCGATGGCGGCACGGCCCTGCGCAACGCCAGCCTGGGTCGGATCTTCGGCATCGACTGGTACATGAGCCAGAATGTCCGGTCGCACACCGCCGGCACTCTCTCCGACGGGGCGACCAAAACGGCCAAGATCAACAGCGCCAGCGTCGGTCTGGGCGACAAGACGGTGGCGATGGACAACACCACGCTGACCGGCACGCTGGTGATCGGCGACATCTTCACCGTCGCGGGCGACACGCAGAAGTACGTGGTGACCGCCAATGCCAGCGCCAGCGGCAACGCCATCGCGTCGGTGTCGTTCAGTCCGGGCGCCAAGGTCGCGTGGGCCGACGACGCGGTGGTGACGTTCGCGCCGCAGGCCAACCACGCCGCCAACATCGCCGGCCATCCGAACGGCCTGACGCTGGCGATCGTGCCGCTGGAGCTGCCCAAAGGGGCGGCCAAGGCCGAATACGTGGGCGACCGTGGCCTGGGTCTGCGCGTCGTGTTCGACTACGACTCGACCTACAAGAAGGACACGGTGAGCCTGGACGTCCTGGTGGGCGCCAAGGTGCAGCAGCCGGAGTTGCTGGTCCGCGTCCTCGGGTAAGCGGGGACTGAGGTAAGGGCGGAAACAAACCGCCCCCGCGCCCGGCCGGGGGGCGCTAACGGGATGACCCGGCACCCGCCTCGGACCTGAGGGGCAGGGATCACGGGGCCCTGCCCCTCCTACTCCGGGGTCCGACCGAGGAAGGGAACGGACATGCAGCTGGAGACGATCAGGCTGGTGCGCGACGGCGACCCAGCGGGCGATGCTGCGGTGGTCAACGTCGGCTCCGACGAGGAGCGGCGTTACCGCGAAGCGGGCTACGCTGAACCGCGGAGCCCAGTTGACGAAGAGGCGCCTTCGACGGTCGCGCGGGCCAGCCGTCCGCGCCGGCCAGCTACCGGGCAGTAACCCAACGAAGGGACAACGATGGCCTTGAAGTATGACCGCGACACGCAGCGCCGCCCGGCGGAGATGACCGACTATCCGGCTGGCGTGGACGTGATCTACCGCGGCGCGATGGTGACGGTGCTGTCGGGCTACGCTTACGCCGGTCAGGCGGTGGCGGGCCATCGGTTCGTAGGCGTGGCCGAGGAACAGTGCGACAACAGCGCCGGCTGCGCCGGCGGCAAGGTGGTCCGGGTCTGGCGTTCGGGCGAGTTCCTGTTCGACGTCTCGGGTACGCTCGCGACCCAGGCCGACATCGGCAAGCGGGTGTTCTTGGCGTCCGACGACAAGGTGACGCTGACGCGTCCGGCAGGCGCGGTGGTGGTCGGTGAGCTGCGCGGTATCGAGGCGTCCGGGGCGCAGGCATGGATCGACATTCGCCCGGCTACGCAAGAGTCGCAAAGCCTGCTGGCCGCCCTGCGCGGCTCGTTGACCGCGGCGACGAACACCAACGGCGGGGCGGTGCTGTCGCTGGCCAACCCGTTCGGTGAGCGGGTGGTCGTCCTGGACGTCATCCTCGACGTGACCACCAAGTCGACCGGCGCGGCGACGGTGGATGCGGGGATCGCGGCCGATGGCACGACCGCGGCCGACACGCTGATCGACGGCCTGGACGTCGGCACCGCGGCGATCATCGGCAACAACATCGACAGCAAGGGCACCCACGGCGGTCGCGCCCTCGCTTGGGGCGCCAGCGAGTGCATCACCGCCACCGCGTCGGCAACGCTGGCCGGGATGGTGGGCACCTACACCGTCGTCTGTGCGCTGGCGACGGCACGGTAAGGTCGACCCATGGCGCTGATCGTCGAGGACGGCACCGGGCGCAGTGACGCCGAGAGCTACGCCAGCGTGGCGACGGCGGACGCCTATGTCTCGACCCACGGCGCGTCGGCGGCCTGGACGGCGTTGACGACCGCGACCAAGGAAGGGGCCCTGCGCTCGGCGTCGACGGCGTTGGACGGGCGCTACGCGTGGTCCGGCAGCGTGGTGTCGCTGACGCAGGCGCTGGGTTGGCCGCGGGCCGGGGCAAGCGACCGGGAGGGGCGCTACGTGGCCTCGGACAGCGTGCCCGCACGCGTGGCGCAGGCGACGTGCCAGCTGGCTTTGATGCACATCACCTACCCGCTGGACGGCGTTTACGAGCGGGCCGGGGCGATAGTGCGCGAGAAGGTCGGGCCGATTGAGACCGAGTATGCACCTGGGGCGGCGGTCGAGCCCCTGCTGCCGCAGCTGGACCGCACGCTGGGCGGGCTGGGCACGCGCACCTCGGCGTGCGGCAGCGTGCCGGAGCGCAGCTGATGGCGGCCGACGCTCGCCTGGCGGCGCGGGTCCTGTCCACGATCCGGCGCGTTGGGACCGCCTACGTCCTGGTGCGCTCGACGGCCGCCGTCGACGCGTCGACGCCATGGAAGGCATCGGCGGTGACAACGGCAAGCCACACGCTGGTCGGCATCCGCCAGGACCGCACCGGCGCCTTCGGCGAACTGGGAACCGCAGAGGTGCCGCAGAGCGACGTCAAGACGTTCGAGGGCGTTTACCTGGTGGCGGCCTCGGGTCTGACCATCGTGCCTACCGCCGGCGATCTACGGACCGCTGACGGGGCCACGCGGCGCGTTACTAGCGTCGAGGAGCTGCGTCCGGCAGGCGTGCCGCTGCTCTACGCGCTGCACGTGGAGCGCTGAACCATGGCCCGGGTCGACAACTACAAGGAGTGGGGCCTGAACCTGGCCAAGGTACCGGGGCTGTCGGTGGAGGCGATGAACAACTTCAAACGGGCGCTCGGCCTGGAAGCGCTCAAGCGTGTGGTCCAGCGGTCGCCGGTCGACACGGGCCGTTTCCGAGCCAACTGGCAACTGAGTGTGGGCGCCCCCGCCCACGGCGAGGTGGAGGGCGAGTTCGACGCCGGCGTAGGCGGTGGGGCCCGGGTGGTGCACGAGCAGGGCGCGGCACTGGCCCGCGTGGCCCCGGGGCAGGACGTCTACCTGGCCAACAATCTGCCCTACGCCGGCGCGCTGGAGGATGGCCACAGCGGGCAGGCGCCCGAGGGCATGGTGGCGTTGACAGTGCAGGAGTTGCAGCACGTCCAACCGTTCGATCCGGCGACGAGGTGATGGCGGATGGCTGACTTCGAGGACGCCTACGACGCCATCCTGGGGCAGCTCAAGACCGCGTTTGCGGACACGCACACGACGGTGCCGGTGGCCTGGCCGGGGCTCGACTTCGACCCGGCTACCGGGTTTAACCCATCGCGTCACACCGGTTGGGTCCGAGTGACCCTGCGTGGGGGTGACGGGCACCAGGCTTCACTTGAGGGGACGGGCCGGCGACGCTGGCGCTACCCCGGGATGATCTACGCGCAGGTGTTCTGCCCGACAGGGGCCGGGATGAACGCTGCACTGGCCATCGCCGACGATGTCGCGGCCGCCTGGCGCGGGGTCACCGTCAACGGGGTGGTGCTACGCGCCGCCTCGGTGCAGCCGATCGGCAACGACCGCGGCTGGCTGCAGGTCAACGTGACCTGCCCGTACCAGTTCGACCTGAAAGCATAGACAAGGAGTCACGCTTCATGGCAGATGCCAACCTCATTCAGGTCGCGTCCCTCCAGGAGGTGACCTGGGGCACCACGCCCGCCTCGACACTGCAAATCGTGCCGATCACCGGCGGCAGCATGTCCCAGGGCCTGGAGACGACGCGCAGCAACACCATCCGCTCGGACGCGCAGCTGGCGAACACGACGCGAACGAGCATCACCCCGTCGGCCAGTTACGACTTCGAGTTCAGCGCCAAGAACCAAGACCCGTGGCTCAAGGGAGCCGTCCGCTCGGATGCCGACTGGTCCACCGCGGTCACGTTTACCGGGACGGTGACCACCGTCCAAGCGGCCAAGACCTACGCCGCCACGAGCATCGAGGCCAACATCACGAAGGGCCAGTGGGTGTTCTTCGCCGGCCTCGCCAACGCCGCCAGCAACGGGTGGCAGAAGGTGGTCACGGTCGCCGCCGGCATTCTGACAGTGCAGGGCCCGATCGGCGCCAACGAGACTTCGGTGGCCGGTGTCACCATGAAGACGGCGCAGATCACCAACGGCTCGACCGCCTACAGCTTCTCGCTTCAGCAGTACTTCACCGACCTGACCTCGGCGTCGCAGTACCACCAGATGGTCGGGGCGCGGCCCAACAGCTTCCGCTTGTCGCTGTCCCAAGGCGGCATTCTCACTGGCAGCTGCGCGTTCGACGGCAAGTCGATGGCGCAGGGAAACGCGACCCTGGGCTCGGGACCGGCTTCGGCCGCCTTCGACAAGGACCCGGCGGCTGACGTGGACGTTTGGGGTGGGCTCTACATCGACGGCGTGGCGTACACGGGCGACCTGCTGGAGTGGCAGCTCAACATCGCCCAGTCCACGCGCCCGCGCCGCACCCTCGGATCGACGACCCGCACCGGCATCGCCGCCGGCGCCGTCGGCATCACCGGCTCGCTGCGGATGTACCTCGACGACACCAGCAAGCTCCAGCTGACCAAGGAGCTGGCGTTCACGTCGGTGGCGCTGGGTTTCAGCCTCGTGCTGGGCAGCGACCGCTACTTCATCGAGCTGCCGCTGTGCAAGTACACGGCGGAGCCGGGCAGCATTGGCGGTCTCGACCAGGACGTTGAGCTGAACCTGGAGTTCGCCGCCGAGCCGGGTGGTTCGTTCGGCGCCTCCTCGTTGGAGAAGACCATCACCATCTCCCGCGTCGTGACCTAATACGGCGCCTTAACCCGACCGCCGCTAACCCCCTACGGTTTCGCCGCGCGGCACCGGGGGCCCGAGCTGTAGGGGTCTCGGGCCCTCCACCAACCCCTACACGAAGGACGGTATGCTGTGGCTGATCTGCTCAAGCGGTTCGGCGTC